GTGCACCTCCAAGGTAAGTATTTGTTAGGCCGCCGCTGCCACGGGTGTGGCTGGGATGCGCGTACGGCCCATATCGGTGACCGCCCATCCGCCGCCGACTAACTGCCGCAGGAGTCCGGCGTCCTCCTGCTCCTGGCACCAGATCCGGAGCCGCGGCATGCTCAGGCCGAGCCGGTGGGCAACGTCGTCCATGTCCACCGCCCCGAAAACGGGCGGGCGGGTGGCGGCGATCGCCGACCAGCCGTCGGCCGAGTCGAGGGGCCGGGCGAGTGCGGCGGTCGAGGCCGCCGCACCGGCGGNGGNGTACCGCCNGCAGCCCGCGTCCACGGCGAGAATGCGCCGGGCGGCGAGCGTGGCGAGGCGCAGTGCCAGCTCCTCCCGGTCCACCCGACCTGTCTCCGCGTCCAGGACGCGGGCGATCCGTTCGGTGCTCGCCGGCCCGGAGGTCTGCGCGGCGGTGAGCGCGGCCCACAGCTCCCGGCGGCGGACCGCGTCCACCGGACGGCGCACCAGCGGTGGCACGTCCCGCCGGGGGGCGAACCGGTAGGCCCTCCCTGCGCCGGTGCGCTGCTCGGCCATGATGCCCACAGTGGTGAGGGTGGCCATCCAGGCGGCTACCTGCTCGCGAGGGGCCTGGAGCCGGTCGGCGAGGGTCTGCGGGCGGATCCAGCCGCCGCCGGGCCGGGCCCGGTTGTCCGCCCAGGCCAGCCCGGCCGCGAGCCGGACGGTTGGGATCATGTCGATGGTGCGCATGGAACCCCCCGGTGACGATGGGCCGGCTCAGGCGCCGGTGGCACTGGCGGTGATGAGCGGGATCTGCTCGACGGCTCGGACGGCGAGTTCCTGAGCGTCGAGCGCGGGTAGCTGGTCGAGCGTGCCGGCGTGGATCGCGGNGGAGAGTGCCCGCCACACCGGCGCGGGGAGCCGGGCCTCCCGCTGGTGGAGGTAGCCGTAGCCGTGCACCACCTCGCCGCCGTCCCGCCGCGAGCGGCCGCCGGATGACGACCACGCCGTCCATTCCTCGCCGAGCGTGGCGAGACGGCCGGCGGTGGTGACCTTGGCCAGACCAACCCAGATCACCAGCGGCAGCCGCAGGTCGCCACCGGTGCCGGCGTAGTCGTAGCGGATGACGACCTCGGCACCCGAGCGGCCGACCAGGATCGTCGGGGCGTCCGGGGTGGCCGGCGCGGTGGCCTGCCGGGACATGATCTCTCCCTGTGTTGTGGGGCCTGCCCGCCGCCGTCGGGGTGGACGGCCTCCCGGGCGGGCAGGCGGTCAGTGGGCCGCGGCGACCTTCTCTGCGCCTGTGACGAGCTGGTCCAGCTCGGCGCCGAGGGTTTCGGGTATGCGCTGCGCGGTCGCGCTGTGGAAGGCACGTAGGTACGGCACGAGGCGTAGGAACGGGTGTCGGGCCGCCCAGTAGCGGGTCGGGTCGGTGCTGCGTTCGGCGCCGCGCAGGACATAACCCATACTGACGATCTTGTCGGCGGTGAGGGCGGCCATGACCAGATCAGGCAGCCGGTCGAGGCGCCGCAGCGCCCGTGTCGGCGCGGTGGCGTACAGGTCCATCGCCATGTGCTCGCCGTACATCAGCCACACCATCGTCAGGGTGCGGGTGCCGCACCGGTCCTCGATGGCGTTGTCGACCAAGGCCGATCCGCGGTAGTCGGGCACGTCGTGCAGCAGCACCGCGGCCACCAGGTCGGCCGGCGCGTCGGGCAGGTGCCGGCCGAGGGTGACCGCGACGCGGACGGCATGGCCGAGCGCCGGGGCGCTGTCGATGATGTGCCCGGCGCACCATTCGCGGGCGATCCCGAGAGCGTGCTCGATGACCGGCGGCCGGGGCCGGGTGAGCACGGACCTGCGCAGCGGTGGCGATGATAGGCGGGTGGGGTCCGGTAGCGAGGTCATGGATCATCCCTGGGATGAGGACGCGCTGTGCGCGGTCTGCCCCGGACAGCTCCACGACCCGGGGCGGTTCGATGTGGTGGACGGGCCGCAGCCCGGCTGCCGGTACGACTCGACGGCCGGCTACCGGCGGGACACGGCCAGCGGAGNGCCGGNGTGCATCCACCCGGACAAGATCGGGGTGCGGCCGGGCCGGTACGCCTCCGGGGGNGAGGGGNGGCCCGCGCGGACGCCCCCGGCCGCCCCAGCGGGGCCGATGCCGGCCGAGGCCGGCGCGTTGGCCGGGTGGATGACGGAGCTGGTCCGCCACGCCGGCCCGGGCCGGGTGGATGCGGTGCTCGCTGATGCGGAGCGGCAGGCGGCCCGCAGCTTCCCCGCGGACGTCGTCGTCGGCGCGCTGCGGGCCGCCCTCGCCGCGATGGTCTAGCGGCCGAAGGTGAAGTAGTGCGACCGGCCGCCGGCCTGCACCCCGATCGACTCGTAGTGCTCGGACAGGATGTTGAGACGGCGCGCGGTCTCGGCCTTGCCGAGCCAGTAGCGCCGGGGCAGCTCCCCCCAGCGGGCAGCCCGGTAGATCTGGTCGGTGTAGCCGTCGACGTCGTAGTCGAACCGCTCCGCGTCGGTCGAGTGGACGAACGTCACCCGCAGATCGGCCTGGATCCGGGAGAGGATCGTGAACTGGGCGGTCAGCGCGTGCACCATCTCGTCCACCGGCGCGGCGACCAGCAGTTCCGCCGCCCGCTCGTCGCCGGTGAGCTCGTAGACCGCCGCCTTCATCGCCATGGTGCGCAGACCCTCGACGAACAGGTGCGGCCCGTCTTCGTCCAGGTCCCACTCGGCGATCAGCGGGTAGCCGGTGAACGTCGCCCAGCACGTCGGGTACTTCAGCGTGCTCGACCGCAGCCGGTCGAACTCCGGGTGCTCCTGGATCATGTCCATGATCACCGCCGCGCGCTCGCCGGCGGTGTACGGGCTCGGCAGGTCAACAATCATGATCGTTCCGGTCTCGGGGTTGGTCACGAGGCTCCTCCATGGGGATGTGAGGTGGGCTTCTGCCCACGGGGGCGCAGCGTTACCGCCGCGAACGGGACTGCTCGGCGCGCCAGCCCGCACTCAGCAGTTGGCACATCCGCCGGTGTGGATATGACACCCTCCGGCGCAGATCTGGTACAGACTGCGAGAAACTCGCATGCGCGAGAGGCATCTCTCTCGCGTCAGCGCAGGACGGGGAGACGATGACGGCTGTCGCGGCGCCGGCACGGGCGACGTTCGTTGCTGAAGTCGAGCGGCTGATCAAACAGACTGGGACGAACCGGTCCGAGCTGGCCNGCCAGATCGGCGTCAGCCGGATGGTCATCTCTGCCGCCGTCCGAGGTGAACAGCATGGGAGCCCGAAGCTCCTCCCATCACCGCACGTGATCGAGGGCTTGGACCGGGAGCTCCATGCCGCCGGCCGGCTGATCGCCCTCTGGCAGGACGCGGTGATGGAACGCACCGCCGACGAGATCAGATTGGATCGTGGACACCGTCTCTCTCTCGGCCCCACAGTGGATAGCCGGGGGCCAGGAGAGGAGACGAGTACGGACCGGCGCGAGTTCGTGGAACTGACCGCCCTGTCGGCCCTGGCCGCTGCCGCGCAGACACGCATGGACGAGGCGGTGACCGCGGCGACGCTCGACGAGCTGGAGGAGGACGCGGACGAGATCGCCTGTGTCTATGGCTCTGCCCCCCACGCTTCTCTCCTGCCTGAGGTCGGCGCCCGCTGGCGGCAGATCACCACGATCCTCGGCGGCCCCGTCGCCCCCGAGGCGCGGCCACGGATCACCCTGCTCGGCGGCCAGTTCACGTATTTCCTGGGCCGCCTGGCGTTCAACACCAACGACATGCGCTCCGCTCGCCGTTTCGCCGGCCTCGCCGGCCGCTACGCCGCGGAGGTCGGCGACCCGGTCCTCATCCTGTCCGTGGCCGCGCTGCGGTCGAGCATTGCCTACTGGCGGCGGCGGTACGCCCCGGCGCTCGCGGACCTCCAGGCCGTCGCGCACATCTCCGATCCGTACATGACCGCGCGGATCGCCGCATACGAGGCGCGCACCCACGCCGCCCTAGGGGATATCCCTGCGGCCCGGGAGGCGCTCGACCGTATGGAGATGACCGCGGACACGTTCGCACCCCGGCCCGGGTCGACCCCGGTAGGCCCGGCCGGCGTGGCGATGTTCCGCGCCGGCGCCGCGCTCGCGCTTGGCGACATGGACGAGGCCCGACGGTGGGCGACCANGGCCGTGGACGGCTACCAGNGCCGCGGTGGCGACTACTCGGCCGAGGAGTCCCACCACGCAACGCTGACCCTCGCGCTCGCGCACCTGCGCGGCACCCGGCCTGAGCCCGAGGAGGCCGCGCGCATCGCGAGCACCGTGCTGGCCGACAGTCCGTCTCCCACCCACACCGTCAGCGGGAAACTCCGCAGCCTCGGACGCGCGTTCAGCGCTGACCACCGGCAGCTCCCCGAAGTCGCCGCGTACGTCGAGGCATACCGGGCCCTGCCGGCGGGAACCGGCGCGTCGTGACCACCATCCCCACCCTCACCACCGAGCGGCTGACCCTGCGGCCCATCGCCCGCGCCGATCTCGACGCCTACGCCGGGATCTGGGCCGATCCGGAGTTCGCCCGGTACATCGGCGGCCCGACCGACCGGCACGGCATGTGGCACAACCTCGCCGCCAACATCGGCTGCTGGGAGCTGGAGGGTGTCGGCCCGTGGTCCGTCGTCGAACGCGCGACCGGGACGCTCGTCGGCCGCGCGGGCCTGTGGTCCGAACCGGGCTGGCCCGGCATCGAAACGGTCTGGTTCATCGGCCGGCCCTGGTGGGGGCGAGGCTATGGAACCGAGGCGGCGAGCGCTGCGATCACCTGGGCGTTCGACACCCATCCCGACCTGCCCGAGGTCGTGTCCGTCGTCCGCGCCGAGAACGCCGCGTCGGTCCGCCTCGCCGAACGGCTCGGCATGCACCTCGCGCGAACCGAGCATCTCCACGGCGCGGAGAAGGGCGTGTACGCGATCAGCCGCGAGGATTGGACGCGCCGGGCCGCCGCAGTCTGATTCACAGACCGGGATCGTCATCGGCGGCCCCGAGGAAGCCGCACACGGAGCGCGGCAATGGCGTCCGCGGTGGCCGGTGACCGGGTGCAGGCCAGCGCAGCGCCCGTTGCGGCCCGTGGCGCGCCCAGAACGGGCCCGGACCGCCCGCTGGCGTCGGCCGCGTGGTCGGCGCACACCGGGCAGGGCGCGGGCTGTGTGTGAAGCCGGCACATGTTCCGCAGGTTCGGTGGCGTCGGCGTCACGGCCGAGCTGGCGGCGGCCGGGGCGGGTTCGAGGTCACGGATGCGGCGTCGGCGCACTGCGGCCGGGCTGCGGACCGGTCCGGNCAGGGGCGCCCGGTAGGCATCGACGATCTGCGCGGGGGCGCAGCCGCGGGCGAGGGCGGCGGCGATGTCCGGGCGCCAGGAGGCGGGGAGCCGCTCGCCAACGACCAAGCGGCCGGCGAGGTCGGCGTACGGGTCCGCCTCGACGGCGTCGGTCGGCTCCTCAGCGTCGAGCGTGGGCGGATCGGGTTCGTCGTCGGTGGGCTCTGCTGCTGCTTGTAGTTCCAGGGAGCTTGCAAGGGAGGGGTCCGGTCCACCGGACGCAATTCGGCGGCCGACCGGACGCAACTCGCCGGTAACTTCCGTGTCTGCGTCCGGTCCACCGGACCCAAGTCCGTCGTGATCCTCGCGGTCTGCGTCCGCCCCACCGGACGCAATTACCTCGCCTGTGGGACTGTCTGGGCTTGCCTGCGTCCGGCCAGCCGGACCCATTTCGGCCGTCTCCTCGAACCGCGCCTCGTCGAACAGCAGCTCATAGACAGCGACGTGGCCCCGTCTGGCGCGCTCGATCTGGCGGATCAGCCCACGATCGGCGAGCTTGCCGAGGACCGCGGCAAGCTGAGAGCGGCTCTTGAGTCCCGAGCGGGCGAGGAGCTTGGGCAGGCCGGGTGAAGAGCGCCGCGAACCGCGGCNGGCATCCTCAGCGAGGATGAGCACGACCGTCCGCTCAGCGGGGGGCAGTTCCCCGGGAAGCAGGTCGAAGGCGGCAGCGACCCATCCCCAGCTCACAAGGCGCCCCAACAGGCGAGTGCAGTCGAGTCGTCGGGGGTCTGGCCGCCTTCGGGCAGGCTGCCGCGGGCATGATAGGACACGGATTGATGGCCCTTCCAAGGTAAGGGTTGTCGATCAAGGGCCCGTTCCGGTGCGACCAACACCGGGCGGGCCCGCTTCATGCGCGGGGGTGGTCTTACTCGCCGCTCTGGGCCTTCTCGGCGAGATCTGGCCGGTGCTGTCTGATCCAGTCCTCGACGTCTTCGCCGCGCCATACGTTGCCCATGGCGAGCTTGGTCACCGGATCAGGGAAGCCCTTCCCGTTGGTGATCTGGAAGACCCGTTGTCGGCTGACGCCGAGCCGTTTCGCGATCTCTGCCGCGCCCATGAGGTTCACAGCGCACATCGTAGTTGACGCACGCCTAGAGCGTGTGAATACTGGGGGCACGCGCTAGTCGGACACCAAGAGTGTGCGACTAGCTCAGGACCAACGAAGCGGCCCCGAACCGGTGATTCCAGCACCGGCCGGGGCCTAGACCTGAACCCCTGACCACAACAGGAGAACAAGCCTTGACCGACATTCTGCCGTACCCGTCGGACACCTACCTCGATGAGGAGCCGGGCCCGGCTACCCACGTCGGCCACGTCGACTTGGAGGGCATGACCTACGGCATCCACGATCTTGGCATCGGGGCGGGCGCGACCGTCGGCGAGATCATCGACGCCCTTCAGCAGCTCCCACGCGACATGGTGAGCACCGGGCAGATCGGCGGAAGCATGGATGTGCTGCTCGCCTTCTACGCACCCGAGGACCTCGACGGCGTCCTCGCCTTTTTCAACCAGCCCGGCCACGGGCACATCCATGAGGCGATCGGCGCCTACCGGGCCCGGCGCGCGGTCGCAAGCGAGGCGGCGTGAACGAGATCGTCCCGTTCCGCTTCCAGGGAGCCCCGGTCCGCGTCGTCACCATCGACGGCGAGCCGTGGTGGGTCGCGGCCGATGTGTGCCGGGTATTGGAGATCGGCAACCCGCGGCAGGCCGTCAGCTACCTCGACGACGACGAGGTCACGAGGGATGGCGTCACTACTAATGACGCCATGGGCCGACCGCAGAAGATGACCACCGTGAGCGAGCCGGGCCTCTACTCGCTGATCTTGCGGTCGCGGAAGCCGCAGGCGAAGGCGTTCAAGCGATGGATCACCCACGAGGTCATCCCGCAGATCCGCAAGCACGGCAGCTACGGCGCGCCCCGGGAGATGACGAAGCTGGAGGCGCTGCGCGCGGCGATCGAAGCCGAAGAGGCCCGGCTCGCCGCCGAGTCCCGCGCCGCCGTCGCCGAGCGGCAGGTGCTGGAACTGGAGCCGAAGGCCCGGGCTCACGACACCTACCTCGCAGTCCCGGATGGCGGCCGGCTGGTCCGCGAGGTCGCGAAGCTGCTCGGCTGGAAGGAGCAGGCACTCCGCGGCTTCCTGGTTGACCAAGGGCTTGTCTTCCGGCGGAAGGAGCCGTGCGGCGCCGCCCGCTGGGACTTCTACGCGAAGAACCGCGACCACTTCGGCGCCGTCGAACACCCCGTCAAGCACACGTGGGGAGACTGCACCCACTACACCCTGTTCGTCACACCTCGCGGGGTCGACCTGATCCAGCGGAGGATCGACCGCCAAGACTGACAGCCGGCACCAGGGCCCTGAACCTGCNCCGCTTGCCGCACAAGAAGTTGATCTGATAACTTTCTGTCGCTGGCAGCGCTATGCCCCGAGGAGGCCCGATGAGGCCCCCGGGGCTTCTTACGTTGCGGGACATCACCCACTGGACGGGCCTCCCCGCGGACCATCACTGCCTCGCCGCCCGCCGGCTCCTGCAACGCGAAGGCATCCCCCCGGCCGTCCCCGGCAAAGGCCGCCGTGCCGCACTCTGGCGCTGGGAAGACCTCCACATCCTCGTCTCACGGATCCCCCGGGCCGACTGGGCCAGCGACGAAGTCGCCTAGCCAACCCGATGCCGTTCGCAGNGGCCCACTCCTTGAGCTCTACACGGCCACCATCAGACGCCGATTCGACAACAGCTTTCATGCCCCTGAGGTGACCCATGGCCGCCCTCGGGCCGAAGTGCGCGGCCATCACCCTCAAGGGCCTGCCCTGCAAGAACAAGGCCCGCCCCGGCTCCCCGTACTGCGGGGTCCACAAGAACTACCATCCCGCCAAGGGCGGCCCGTCTCTGGCGAAACACGGCCCGAAGCTCGCCCAGCTTGCCGGCAAGGCGAAGCCTGCGGCAGCATCCAATCCGGCCACCACTGGCAGCCCGGCATCAGACGGCCTGTCCGAAGCCGATATCGCCCCCTACCGCTCGGGAGCGAAGAAAACCGTCGGCGCCTACCTGAAACGGCTCGCGGCAAACCCGGACGCCAAAGCGACCAACGCCACCAAGGAAAAGGCGGCCGCGGACGATCTCATCTACCTCGGCGCCGACGGCAAACACCACCTGACCCCCAAGGGCAAGTACATCGCGGCCGCACTCGCGCAGCCCAAGACGAAGCTCGCGCCCCTCGCCGGCAAGAAAGCCACCGGAAAAGAGCCGCTGACCACGTTCGGCGAGCTGAAAAGCTACATCAGCGGCCTGTCGAAGAAGGCGACCTGGAATGATTCGCAGAAACAGGCGGCGTACTGGTATTCTGGTCTATCCGCGACCAGCCTGAACAAGGAACTCCGCGACGGCAGGAATCCGGCGTCCATGCCGGACGCGCAGAAGATAGACGATCTTGATGCCGCGTTCGCCGCGGCCCCACCTGTCGACCGGCCGCTGGTTGTCCGCCGAGGCATCCACGACTTCACCGGAACATTCGGGACGGATCTGAAACCCGGGGATCTGTGGACCGACAAAGGTTTCATGTCAACGTCCATCAACCAGACAACCCCGGAAGACTACTCTGGATCCGGCGGGGCTATTGTCACCCTGAACATTCCGCCAGGCGTCCGCGCTATCGGCATCATGCCGCCGTCCCCACCGAACCTGAAATCCCAGTTCTCCAGCGAATCCGAGCTTCTCCTTCCCCGCAATTCGACACTCCGGATCAAAAGTGTTACAGTTGATTCCTCGGGTCGACGTCGTATCGAGGCCGACCTTGTCGTCAAGGGGAATACCAGTGGAGCAGCCACACCAGCAGGGTCAGCGGCCGTCGGAGGAGTGGGCGGACCGGTTCATCTGGGGTCCGGGGGACCTGCAGCCAGTAGCGTCGGAGGAGGACATCCCGGAGCCGGTGGTGGGATCACGGGCGGACCGGGAACGGCAGGGCCGTCGAAACTAGCCCAGCTCGCGGGCGGGAAGAAGACCCACCAGTTCTTCCCGGACAAGCCGGGAAGCAAGAACAACGGCCACTTCGTCGAGCAAATCTATGGCGCCCCGGGCATTCCGCCGACGACGATCCCACCGGACGCCGTGTACGGCCAGCAGGCCGTGGAGAAGCACATGGCTTCCCACATGGGCAAGGCCAGTTTCAGCCCGGCGTCGAAGACGGCGACCCTGCAATACACCACCCCCGTCTACAAGGCGACGAACGCCGCGTTGCGTAAGGGCGGGCCGCTGAGCAGTTCGCAGCAGCAGATGGTCGACGGTCTCGACGCCGCACTCCAGAACATCCCACCACTCGACAAGCCGATCATCGCCCACCGGGGAATCCGCAACTTCACGCAGATCTTCGGTGAGCCGCAGGTGGGCATGGCGATCGTCGACAAGGGCTTCATGAGCACCACGGCGAACCCCAACATAGCCTCACATTTCGCGACGAAGCACGGCCACGATGACGCGACGATCGTCAACGTGACGATCCCGGCCGGCGCGCGGGCGGTGAGCATCATGCCCCCGTCGCCGCCGAACCTGCCGACAAGCGCATCATGGGAGCGGGAGGTCCTCCTACCCCGAGGCTCGACACTGCGCATCACGAGGATCTCCTACGATGCGAACGGGGTCCGGCATGTCGAGGCGACCGTCGACCTAGGAGAAGCCACCAATGCCTAAACGCCCGACACTCAACTCGCTGCGGCGGCGTAGCCATCCCACACAGGCCGAACCCGACCATCCCACACAGGCCGAGGTCGACGAGTGGGAGGAGCGGTTCGGCTGGGAGCCGGGTGATGTAGACGTCCTCCCCCCCGGCACGCCCGCACCGCCCCCGGACCTCGGCCAGGCCAACAAGGGCACGTAGCCGCCGCCACCACTTCGACCGCCCCGCCACCCGCGGGATTCGCGCACTTCTGCCCTGAGGTGACCCATGGCCGCCCTCGGGCAGAAGTGCGCGGCCATCACCCTCAAGGGCCTGCCCTGTAAGAACAAGGCCCGCCCCGGCTCCCCGTACTGCGGGGTCCACAAGAACTACCACGGCGGCGCGACGTCGAAGGCCGTCTCGGCTCCGAAACTGGCCACGCTCGCGGAGAAGTCGAAGAAGGCCAAGGCCGCCCCCATGGTCGCCCAGCCGATACAGGCACCGAGCCCGCCCGCCGCCGTAGGATCCCCAGCTGCTTTCGATATCGCCCCCTACCGCTCGGGAGCGAAGAAAACCGTCGGCGCCTACCTGAAACGGCTCGCGGCANACCCGGACGCGCGGGCGCAGACCAGGACCAGATCGGCCGCGGCCACAGACGGCCTGATCGTCATCGACGCTGCGGGAACGGCGACTCTCACCCCGAAGGGCCACCAGATCGCTGGCGCGCTCGCGACCAAAACCCCGCCGAAGCTGGCGCCCCTCGCTGGGAAGAAAGCCACCGCCCCGGCAGGGCCGCTGCCGGGGCGGTGTGGCGGCCAGCCAGAACGCACCCAAGCCCGCCCCGGCAGGCGCCCCGCCGCCCCTGCTCGTACCTGGCGCCATCTACGGCATGAACAGTGTGATCGACTACATGACAGGCCACTCACAGAAAGCGTCCTACAGCCCACAGCACAAGCAGGCGACCCGGACCTACACGACCCCTGTCTACCGGGANATCAACGGAAGCCTACGGAAGGGCTCGTACGCGTCTCCCGCGGCGAAACAGGCGGTAGCCGGCCTCGACTCGGCGTTTCAGGCAACCCCACCACTCGACAAGCCGATTGTCGTACATCGAGGGGTCCGCTACTATCGTGAGGTCCTCGGTGACCTTACGGTTGGCGAAACAATCCACGACCAAGGATTTATGTCAACCTCGGTCGACCGGAACCAGGCATACTACTACACGACGAAACGCGGCAACATCAGTAAAGCCGCCTTCTTCAACATCNCCATNCCGCCGGGAGCGCGGGCACTCAGCATCCNCCCGCCGTCCCCGCCGAACCTGCCCCCCAAGTACGGCACCGAACACGAAGTCCTCCTACCCCGAGGCTCCTCCCTCAGGATCGACCGGATCGTTCGCAACGACCAAGGCGTCAGCTTCGTCGACGCCACCGTGGTCACCGGCGCAGATAACTGACCGCCTCCGCCCCACACCGCCCAGGCCGGGAGCCTGACCGCGTGGTCTACACCGAGGAGTGCCGTCAATGCGCCCTCCTCGGCAATGCGGCGCGCTCACTCTCGCGGGAACCCGATNTAAGAACCATGCCGCTCCAGGGTTACCTATCTGCGCGGTCCACGAGAGGACCCGCAAGAAGCTTGCGCACCTGGCGCGACGGAACGTCGGCCGTCCATCCCTGCGGAAGGTGCCAAAGTCCGGGCCGCTCCGAGGCGAGGATGCTGACCGCTACCTCGCCAACTTGATCGACGTCGATGCCATCCCGGAAGCCTCTCGGCGTGCGGTCTGGGCATACAGCGGCCCACGCTCGCCGATCAACCCTACGCTCCGCGCCGGCACCCTCTCCGATAATCCCGACATCGCCAAGACTGTCCGCGACCTCGACGCGGCGTTCGACGCGGTCCCCCCGACCGGAAGACCAATCCTCGTCGTCCGTGGGCTCCGTCATGTCGACCGATTCCTACCTCCTGATGCCACCGGATTCGAAGACGAGGACATCGGCTACCGCTCTACCAGCACGAACAGTGACATCGCTGAAGAGTTCGCCAGTTTCGGGCCACCGACAGCCAAGCGGATGATCGTCGAGATCGAGATCCCCGCCGGCTCGAAGATCCTCCCCGTCGAGACGATCGGTACTCAGTACCCCGGCCAAAAAGAGATTCTTCTTCCTCGAAACAGCATCATCGAGTTCACCTCTGACGAGACCCGAACGGATGCCAGCGGCCGTTCTATCCGCTATGCGACGGCTCGTGTCATCAACACCCCAAGCAGCTAGGATGTAGGACCATGGCAGAGACCTCATCGCAGTCCCAGGACGACAGGATGGAACGGTTCGTCGGCGGCCCCGGCGACAGCATCGTGCGCGGCCCCGACGGGAAGCCTTGGAAGCCCGGCGACCCGATCCCGCCCCGGAAGAAGAACCCGGACTCCAACACGAAGTAGCAACTCGCCTATCCTTCACCGCGGCTGGCCGGGAGCCTGACCGCGGCGCCCGCACCACACCCCGAGCGAGGTCACCATGGCCCGCTCAGGAGAGCCGTCCACCCCGCGGCCGCGGGGCCCGCTGTCGGACGCGGAGCTCCGCCGGCTGCGGACGCTGCACGGCAAGGGCATGGGCTGCAACGAGATCGCCCGGAAGATGAACCGGTCCGCCGCAGCCATCTCCGCCGCAGCGAAAAAGCTCGAGCTCTCCTTCGCCCGCGAGCAGACCGCCGCAGCGACCACCGCCCGCCAGGTCGACCTCGCTGCGGCACGGGCCCAGCTCGCCGCGGACCTGATGGAANACGCCCAGCGGTTCCGTGAGCGCGCCTGGTCGAAGTACAAGGTCGTCGTCGGCGGTGGAGAAGGCGCCGAGATCGTCGAACTGCCCTTGCCACCCCTCGGTGATGCCAGGAGCGCCTACCAAGCCATCGGCGTGTGCATCGACAAGACGAAGGTTCTCGTGGATGCCGACAAGGACACCGGGGAGCATGCGGCCCGGTCGATGCTCGGCGACCTCGCCCGCGCACTCGACGTCGCGGCGGGGNAGCTCCCACCGACGGACACGACCGGCTGATGGGCACATCTGTTCGAGTAGAATCGGGGCATACCTGGCGCCAGATGAGGCGCCCCGGGGGTTGAGGATTCCCGTCCTCGCCCCCGGGACTTCGCGACACCTTTCTCGGAGGTGCCCCGCGTGGGCGAGTCTATTTGTTCCGTCGACGGCTGTGGTACAGGCGGTCGAATTGTTCGTGGCATGTGCTCGAAANATTACCAGCGGNTNATGCTTCGCGGCTCAGTGGAGACTCTGTCTCGCTCGCAGAGCATGGAGTGCTCGGTCCCTGACTGTCCGGCAGTCGAGCAAACCCGCCGCGGAATGTGCTCCAAGCACTACCAGCGGTGGAAGAAGCACGGTTCTGCTGAGCTTCCCGAAAAGTCCGTACAGCCGTGCAAATTGCCCGACTGTGAAGATCGGCGCTCGCGTCGCAAGCTCGGCTGGTGCGAGAGGCACTACCAGCAGTGGCGGAAAGGGAAGATCGAAGGATTCCCGCCCCCCGCGATCCCCGAGTGCTCGGAGGCTGGCTGCCCGAAGCCCGCTGGAGCTCGCAGCCTCTGCGAGACGCACTACGCGGCATGGCGCCGGTCCGACGGTACGGGAAAGGTGTGCAGCGAAAACGGCTGCGGTAGCCCGGCGATCAGCCGGGGTCTGTGCCACAACCACTACATGCGCGAGTACACCGCGGCTGCCGGAGATCGAATCAACGCCCGGGAGCGAGAGAAGTATGCGTCGGCCTCCCCCGAGGAGATCATTCGCCGCAGACAGGCGAGCGCCGAATACCACCGCCGGAACCGTGCTCGAATCATCGTGCTCCAGCGAGAGCGGTACGCAAGGCTCACGCCCGAGCAGCGAGAAGCACACCGTTCCGCCCGCGCCAGGCGGAAGGTTCGCTTGCGCATCGCGATGACCGCCGAAGACCGGCAGGCCTCGGTTGGCTACCGGATCGCCACGATGAACGACCCATGCTTCTACTGCGGTTCGATCGATGAAACACATATCGATCATTTCATTCCGCTCGCTCGGGGTGGAACTGAGCATTGGTGGAACCTCGTGCGCGCCTGCCCTCCGTGCAACATGGCCAAGCACGCGCGCTGCGGAACGTACTTCGCCTTGATGAAGGGGTGCGGTGAACCTCGGCGCACTCCCTCTCTCCCCGAAGCAGATCCGGTCAATATCGGAGGCTAATAGCCGCCTAAATATATGGCAGGGTAGCGTCCGCAGCGGAAAGACAATAGCGAGCCTTCTTCGCTGGCTCCTTTTCGTTGCGGACCCGCCGCCCACCGGGCTTCTTATTATCACAGGCAAGACGCTCGACACGGTTTTCAGGAATGTTTTCGAGCCACTGATGGACCCGAGCATCTTCGGGGAGATCTCTCGTCACATCTCCTATACGCGCGGGGCGCCCACGGCAAAAATCCTCGGCCGCCGGATCGAGATCGTTACGGCGAACGATAAGCGCAGCGAAGGTAAGCTCCGCGGCGCCACCGTGGCGGGAATGTACGCCGACGAGCTGACCCTAGTAGGCGAGGACTTCTTCACGCAGGCGCTCGCCCGCTGCTCGGTTCGAGGGGCGAAGATCTTTGGAACCACCAATCCTGACGGTCCCGCCCACTGGCTGAGGAAGAAGTACCTTCTCCGTCAGGGCGATTTGAACCTGGCGACCTGGCACTTCACCCTAGAAGACAATCCGTCACTTGACCCGCAATATGTCGAGGACCTGAAAAGGGAATATACGGGCCTCTGGTATAAGCGGTTCATTCAAGGGGTCTGGGTATTGGCGGAAGGCGTAATCTACGATTCCTGGGATGAAGACAGGCATGTCGAGGACATCATACCAACGCTGACACGGGTCATCGGTACGGGCGTCGACTACGGCACTGTTGCGCCTTTCGTCGGTCTCGTTGGCGGCATCGGGGTAGACCGTCGGCTGCACATCTTCGCTGAGTACCGGTACGACTCGAAGCTGTCCCGCCGGCAGCTGACGGACGCCGAGTACTCCCGCGCACTGAACGACTTCCACGCCATGGTCCCCATCCCAGGCACCGAGCTGCGCGGGGTCCACCCGGAGTACATCTGCGTCGACCCGTCGGCCGCGTCGTTCGTGACGCAGCTGTACCGCGACGGCACCTCGAACGTGATGAACGCGGACAACAACGTCCTCGACGGCATCCGCATGTTCGCCTCACTGCTGGCGAAAGACCGTATCCGCGTCCACCGCTCCTGCAAGGGCTTCCTCGAAGAANTCCCCGGCTACGCCTGGGATGAGGACGCCGCCGCCAAGGGCGAAGACAAGCCGATCAAGTTGGACGACCACGACATGGACGCCGCCCGCTACCTCGTNAAAACAACTGAGCCGCTGTGGTATGGGCCGCTCCGCGANCCCCTCCAGCAGGCTGCCTGACCAGANCCGCGAGGTGAGCATGCCCGCCGTTCCAAAGCCGAAATGCTCAGCCACGACTCTCAAGGGCACGCGGTGCAAGAACAACGCCAGGGTCGGCGAACCGGTGTGCGGGGTGCACGCGAAGGCCAAGAAGGGCCTGTCGGGAGGGCAGAAACTCGCGGACCTCAAAGCCGCGCCGAAGGCCCCCGCGAAGAAGTCGGTCAAGGCAACGGCTGGGAAGGCGCCGGCCGTGGGTGCGAAGAAGCCGTCGACCGCGGCGAAGGTTCCGGCGTCCCCGCCAGCCAAGACCACCCCCGCACAGTCCAAGGTCACCCCCGTCGCGCCGAAGCTCCCGCCGCCGTCGCTCGACCTCCGAGGTTCGGCGCACGTGAACGAGCTCGCCCTACTCGGTATCAACCCATCCACGATCATGGCGGACGTCGACAAGTCCATCGGCTACGAGGCGTATCAAGCCGAGTTCAAGAAGCGTAAGCCGCTGGCCGTCGCGAACGCGGAACTTGCACGCCGCGCTCGGTACGCAGCCCAGGTGACCGAGCATCACGAGGCCGTGGGGCGTCTCATCGAGAAGGGCAGCGGCGACTACCCGTTCGACCACGCCATGGCCGAAGCGGTCACCGTCCACCCCGACGGGTCGGTGACGGTCGGCGGTGAGAAGTTCGACGCGAAAAGCCTGGCGGTCGCGCAGATGCTCACCGACAAGCCTCTCACCGACGCCGAGATTGGCAAGCTTCTCGGTATCGATGACTGGCAGGTCAACGACTATCTCGGCAAGTCGCCCCTCGGGTCGCTCCTCGTACGCACTTTCACGCAGACAGGTGTCTCGAATTTCGGCTCCGGCAAGGAGGTGGGAACGGTCCGGTGGCGGATCGGGCTCACGCAGTCTCCGGGCCTCTCGGGCTGGGACGCAGACAACCGGACGCGGAAGCAGGCGAGGGCGTTGAAGGCCCTGCGCGCACACACCCAGCCGTTGATCAAGTTCGGATGACCGGCCCGACCGAGCATGCCGCCCAGCAACGCCACCAGCAGGAGCAGGAAGCCCACGCGGCTGCCCGCGCACGGAAAGCCGCCGCGCGAAAGGCACGAGACCGCCAGGCCAGGCAGAAGGCCCGTGCAGCCGCAAACGTCCGGGCACGCACCCTTGACCATCTTCTCGCCCGCGAACGGGTCGACGTGGCCCGGCTGGTCGGCCGCCGCCGCGCAGAGCTGGCCCGACTGNCCCGGCTGATGTCCGAACACCCTGAAGGGATCTGATCTGTGCCCGTGCCGCCCATCGGACGCATCGTCCACGTGCTCGTCGNCCCCGCCGAGAACAACGGGGCTGACGTCGCACCCGCCGTCATCACCCGCGTGTGGGGTCCGTCCGCCTTCGCGAAGGGGGCGTGGACGGTTAATTACCGGATCCTCCTGGATGAGCTGGCCACCCCGTGGAAGACATCGGCCTGTCTGCACGAGGACGAGGAGTCCGCGCGGGCGCGTGAGCATGAGTCTGACGTGCCGGTGCAGGGGATGTCCGCGTTCTGGCCGCCGATGCCCGCAGACCCGCCGCCCGCGACCGAACCGACTCCGGTCGGCCCCCGGGCCCGGCTAGTCGAACTCGCCGAGGCGATCGAAGGCCGGGCGAAGGTCGCGCTCGACCCCGCAGCCCTCTACGGGGTGGCAGCCAGCATCTGGGAGTTCCTCGCACTCCATCCGGCCGAGGAGACCGTGGTGAGGCCACCGCGGCTGGCCGAGGGCGGCACTGTCGACACGAAGAAGCTGGCCCAGTGGGCTCAGCAGATGTCGTCTCGGCGGGGNCAGGCGTGACCGCCCCCGCCGAGGNGTCTCCGCCCGATGCGCCGTCTCCGCTTGATGTCGCCTACCGTGAGCGGGCCCGGCTGGTTGCCTTCCTGACCCGGGTGTACCCGGCCCATTGGGCGGAGGACCCGGAGTCACCCGGCTGGCCCGTCATCTGTGTGCACAGCCCGGCCGGTCAGCTTTGCTGGCACATCGGCCCGGACGACGTGCACCTGTTCCCGCCGGGTCTCGACACCCGCGAGAACGACTGGGACGGCCACAGCACCGAGGAGAAGTACGGCCGGCTGGCCCGGTTAGGCGCGGGGGTGAACCCGCTGCGTCTCCGCGCGGCGCTGCGCCGCCTCCGGAACCGGGCCGACCAGTACGCGCTCTCAGCCGATGTCAGCCCGACAGTACGGGAGGGGTACCGCCAGGCGCTGCTGGATGCGGCCGAGCGATCCCTCGATCTGCTCGACGGGAACCCGTACGACTACCGCGAGTTCCCGCGCCGCTTCCGCCTGGAACGCGATGTCGACGTGTCCGGAGTGTCCGGCACCGGGATCGTCGCCGACGGGGTGGTGTGGCCGGACGGGTCGGCGGATGTCCGCTGGCGCGGCGACCGGCCCTCCGCCGTCCACTGGGATCGGATGGAGCATGCCGAGCAGATCCACGGCCATGGCGGGGCAACCCGGTTCGTCTGGCTGGACTGATGGCCGCGCACACGCCCGGCGGATGGATCCCTGGCGCGCTCGCGCTCGGCAGTTGGAGCAGCAGCAGAGAAGCGGCTGACCGCNCCCCGAACGTGGGCGTGGTGCCGGACGATGCCGAGCCGGTACCACGCCACCCACTGTTCCGCGAGCCGGTATTGGTCGCCGCCGGACACTGCGGCTGTTGCGGCGGGCCGATCGACAGTGCCGGGCACTGCGGCTGCTCGACCTGAGAGGACCTGATGGCCGAGAACCGTGCCCGGAAGAGGGCGATCCGCGCCCGCATGGCCGAGACCGGTGAGCCGTACACCGTGGCGATGCGCGCAGTCGACGCCGAACACGCACGAGGAGAGGCCATGGCCACCCACCACACCCGCCCGGTCGAGATCGACGCCGTCCACTGGACCGGCAGCAACCGGGCCGAGCTCGAAGAGCTGGCGGGGAATCCGGTGACGGTGCAGCCGGACGGTGGGGCGATGTTCTGGGGCCCGGCCGGGTCGGTGTGGATGCTGGCCGGGTCGTGGCTGGTGCGCCGCGGCGACCAGGTCGAGGTCCTCGACGATGCGACGTTCACCGCCCGCTACGAACCGGCCGGTTATGACTCTGAGTAACCGACTTCGGGTATCGACCCCGCGCATGAAGATCACAACTTTCACGTAGCGTGACATCGGAGGCCCGGCGTGCCGCTGCCGACCGGTGGGAACACCCCATGGCCCCCGCCCCACCTCACCGCGCCGTTCACGGAGATGGAGCGGCTCGCCGCCTGGTGGCTCGGAGACCCGGAGCAGCTCTCCGCGGTCTACGGCGGCACCGCGATGGCCCGCTCCAGCGAGCACAGCTTCGACCGTCCCGCCCAGTACCGCGGCGGTGTCGTCGGCGCGGTCGCCCGGTGGTTCTGGGGCCAGCCCACTTCGCCTCAGCAGCAGCGCACCAAGGTCCACGTGCCGTTGGCGAGCGAGATCGCCGCCGCCTCCGCCGACCTTCTGTTCTCCCGGGCGATCACCGTCACCTGGGGCGATGAAGACNCCCGCCGCGCCGAACGTGACGCCGCCGTCCAAGACGCCCAAGACCTCGCCGACCAGCAGGCCGCCGACGACCACGCCACCGCCCTAGACGAAGCCGGCATCGACCCGACCGAACCCGACCCGCTCACCGGCCTGCCCCCCACCCCACCGAAAGCGGACCCGGTCGACGCCCCCGACGTCCCCCCCGACCCGGCACAGACGAGGTTCGACCAGCTCCGCGAAGCGTCCATGTTGGACGCAACACTTCTAGAAGCCGCCGAGATCGCCGCCGCGCTCAGCGGGGTCTACCTCCGTCTCGTCTGGGACGAGGATCTCCAGGACGGCCCGTGGATTGATGTCGTCCACCCCGACAGCGCCGTCCCGGAGTTCCGCTACGGGCGGCTGTGGGCGGTCACGTTCTGGCGCGAGCTGGTCTCTGCTGACCCGCAGCAGTCCCGCGGCAAGGTGGTCCGCCACCTTGAGCGCCACGAACGCGGCGTCATCCTGCACGGCCTGTACGAGGGTGACCGGGACAACCTCGGACGGCAGATTCCGCTGTCCGAAGCGCCCGACCTCGAAGGGCTCGTCGAGTCCCTCGAAGACGGCAACAAGATCGCCACCGTCGAGGGCCGGTTGACGGCCTGCTACATCCCGAACATGCGCCCCGCCCCCCAGTGGCGCCGTCTCCCGCAACTCGCCCCGCTCGGCCGCTCCGACTACACCCCGCCCGTCCTCGCCCTGATGGACCAGCTCGACGAAGTGATGACGTCCTGGATGCGCGACATCCGCCTGGGGAAGGCGCGCATCCAGGTGCCCGAGCAGTACCTGGAGAACCAGGGTCGCGGCAAGGGCGCCGTGTTCGATGGGGACCGGGAGGTCTACNCCNCCCTCANCCTGCTGCCCGTCCCGGGCGGCCCGCCGCAGATCACGGCGACGCAGTTCCAGATCCGGGTAGACGAGCACGAGCGCACCGCCCGCACACTGATGGACCAGATCGTCCGGGGCGCCGGCTACTCGGCGCAGACGTTCGGCTCGGACTCTGAAGGCACGGCCACGACCGCGACCGAAGTCAACGCCCGGGAACGCCGCTCGGTGATGACCCGCGAGAAGAAGATCCGCTACTGGGATCATGCCCTGTCGGACCTCTTCTACACGTGGCTGCTGCTCGACGCACAGCTCGCCGGCGTCCAAGCCCCGCCACCGGCCGCGGACACCCCGCCGAAACCCGGCCAGCAGCCGGACGGAGACGCTCCCGCCGAACCCGGGAAGGACACGGGCACCGGCGGGCAGAAGCCCCTCGCCGGCAAGCAGCCCACACCCGCACCGGGCCCGCCGGGCACGAAGCCGGCCCCGGGCGACGCGAAGACCGCGGCCAAGCCCGGCGCGCAGCAGGGCCAGGACGGCGAGGACGAACAGGACGACGCCGCCCAGCCGCAGGCGGGGAAGCGCCGTCCGTTCGGCAAGGGCAAGCCGCCGTTCGGGAAGAATCCGGCGCCCGGGCAGCAGCAGGACGGCGGGCAGGGCGCTCCGCCCGTCGGCGCGCCTGGGCAGCCCCCGGCCAAGCCCGGACAGGCCCCGCAGGCCGGGAAGCCGGGCCGACAGGGTCCGACGCTCGGCGCGCTCGCCCGCGCCCAGCAGCAGCCCACCGCCGATCCGATGGCGGACGATCAGGACCCGAACGCGATCGTCGACCCCAACGCCCCCGCTGCCCCGGTCATCCCCGACGGGCCACCGGAACTGACCTGGCCCGCGCTCGCCGACGCGGACATGCTCACCCTCGCCCAGACCGCACAGGCGATCTTCGCTGCGAGCGCGGCATCCAAATACACGCTGGTCAAAATGTTGCACCCCGACTGGGATGAGGACCAGGTGCAGGACGAACTCGCCCGCATGGACGAGGACGGCAAGACCGACGCCCCACCGGACCCGATGTCGCTGGGCGCCGAACAGCCCCTCGGTGGCGCCCCGTTTGGGCAGGGCCCGATGGACGACGGCAGCGGCGACCAGAGCGACCCCAGGCAGGACGACGGCAACGACAGCGTCCAGTAGGAGCCGACTCGATGTCCCTCCCGGTCCCGTACTGGTCGGACGGCACGGTCACCCTGTACCACGCCAACGCTCTCGAGCTCCTCGCCGAGCACGCCGACCAGCTCTCCGCAGACTGCATCGTCACCGACCCGCCCTACGGGGAGACCTCGCTGGCATGGGACCGCTGGCCCTCCGGCTGGCCTGATCTCGCCGCCCGCGCGGCTTCGTCGATGTGGGTGTTCGGATCGTTGCGCATGTTCCTCGCCCGCCGGGACGACCTTGCAGCCTGGAAACTTTCCCAGGATGTCGTGTGGCAGAAACGCACCGGGACGAATTTCGCCGCCGACCGGTTCCGGCGGGTTCATGAGTATGCCGTCCACTGGTACCGCGGCCCCTGGCGCGACATCTACAAGGATCCCCAGCGGGAACCCGGAGAGCGGAGGGAGAGGGGGCGGCTCATCCACCGCAAGCTGCCACCGGCCCACACGGGAGCGATCGGCGCCAACGTCTACTCCTACGGCGATACCCGGCTGATGCGTTCGGTGATCCCCGTCCCAGGCCTCCGAGGACGGGCGTTGCNCCCCACCGAGAAGCCAGCCGGGATCCTCAAGCCACTGATCGGCTATTCCTGCCCATCTGGCGGCCTCGTGCTCGACCTGTTCGCGGGTTCCGGATCCACCCTAGCGACCGCCCGCACGTTCGGACGACGCGCGATTGGCATAGAGGCGGACGAGCGGCACTGCGAGATCGCCGCCCGGCGGCTGTCCGCGGCGCTACCAGTGATGTGATCTTCGGGGGGTGTGGTGGCCCGCCCGAAGCTCGCCCACCTCGCCCGCCGCACGTACAAGCGGGACCGTCTCGGCCGGTTCGCCACCACCGACCACGGCGACGCCTCGGCAATCGGGTTCGGACGGCGTAAGGAAGGCCGGCACCGCGCCGGCCGCACCCCAGCCGACTGGGAGCAGGCCGAGCAGCGTCTCCGCGGCGTCTACGGTGACCGGCTGCGCGTCGCGGGCCGCGAGCATCCGGCGGTCCGGCAGGCACTGATCGACCTCGACGTGATGCCCGAGGACCACAAGCGCCGGCTCGCCGAACACTTCCGCGGCGTGGACGGCGGCGGGATCCTCATCGGCAAAGGCCGGGCCATGGACGTCTACCGCGCCCACAACCGGCAGGACCTGATCGACAAAGTGTGGGGCACACCGCTCGGCCGTCGCGCCGTAGGCCTGTACATCACCACCCCGCGGGTCATGGCCGTCGGCACCGATGAGACTGGCTCGCCGTCGGCCGCGCAGCATGAAGCCGGCCACGCCCTCGACCATGCGCTGCGGTTCCCAAGCCAGAACCGGAAGCTGCCGGTCTGGTACACGGTCGCCCGCGCACGCCACCACAACCTGTTGCACGACTACTTCGCCCAGCCGGGCGGCGAGGGGCAGCGGGAGTCGTTCGCCGAGGGCTACGCCCTGTGGAACGCCTACCGGCACGATCCGGACCGGACACGGAAGATCGCCGACGGGTTGGGTGCCCCCGTCAACGACCCGAAATACCGCGGGGAATCCGAACGCCTCGGTCGCACACTCGGTGAGTTCTTCGACACCTTGGTCTAGGATTCGCGGCATGCTTCCCACACGGCTCCCCGACGGTTCGATCCGGGTCATGCGCTCGGTCGGCAACGGCACCGACATGATCGGCGACGCCCCCGTTATCCTGAAGAAGGGCGACGCCGGCTATGACAAAGAGGACCGCTGGTTGAAGTCCCGCGGAAAATAGAACCACCAGGGGGTCAGGTTGGCCCCCACCCCGGACGACGCCTCCCACCTCGGCGACCGCATCCGCAAGGCATACGAGGATCTTGAGCTCGGTCTGATCGCCCAGATCGCCCGCGCAGTCGGACGCGGCCAAGGGAGCCTCGGTGGCGCCCTCGCCCGTCGTGGCGCGCTCCGCCGGGCCACGCGGAAGCTCCTCGACGCGCTGGCCCGCCGCCTCCACAGCGAGATGCCCCGCCTCATCGAAGAGGCATACCAGATCGGCGCCGACGAGGCGGCCCGCGGGCTCGCGCGGATGCGCCGCCTCGACGAGGACCAGCGGCCACGCCGCGAGTCCCCCGGTGGCCGTGGCCGCGTGCTGCCGATCCGCCCGCCGCTACGTTCCCGGCTGCCCGGCCCGGCCTCGCGGGATGAGCTCGCCGAACGGCTGATCCGCGAGTTCCACCCGCAGGTCCTGCGCGGCGTTGACGACGTCTACCGGCGGATCGTCGCCGAGGTGTACGCCCCGGCGCTGGCCGGGCAGGCGACCCGGCTGGAGGCATCGCAGCGGGCCCTCGCCCGGTTCGCGGAGGAGGGTGTCAGCGGGTTCACGGACAAGGCCGGACGACGCTGGCGCATCGAGTCCTACGCGGAGATGGCGATGCGCGCCGCGTTCGCCCGCGCGACCATCGCCGGCGCTCTCGACACCTACCGGGCGCAGGGCATCACCTGCGTCGCCGTGCCGAACATCCCCTACGAATGCGAAAAATGCCGCCCTTTCGAAGGGAAAACGCTGTCTATCACGGCCGGGAAACCGCCGCGCGGCGTGCAAATATTCACGTCGCTTGAAAATGCTATTGCGCGCGGGTTTCTGCATCCGAATTGCAGGCACGGCATTCTGCCGGTTTCGTCGCGAGGCGTGGTCTTGGCGATGGAGCCGGCCCGACCGGACCCCGAGGGCTACGCTGCCACCCAGAAGCAGCGCGCCCACGAACGGAAGATCCGCGCCGCGAAGCGTGCCCTCGTGGCCGCTCAGGAGTCCGGCGCCGACCCGGCCGCACTCCGCCGGGCCCGAGACGAGGTGCGCCGCCGGCAGGGTGACCTGCGGGCGTTCCTCGCCGCGAACCCGCAGCTACTGCGCTACTCATCCCGGGAGCAGGTCCGCCGGCCCGGAGAGACCATCGAACGCGCCGTGTAGGAGCTGCTGTGAAGAAGCCCGCCCCTCGCGGTGCCGCGCTGATGGCGAAGCTCCGCGCCGATCCCAACGTCCACGACCCGGAGGCGCTCGGCGCGTGGATCGGCCGTCGCCGGCACGGCAAGAAGGGCATGCACCTGCGGTCGAAGGCCGGCGCGTGGGCCCATCACGCGATGCGTCTCCACGACGCCCCGAGCAACGGTGCCGGCGACCCGGGATGGAACGGGAATCGGACGGCGGACGGTCGGTATGAGCTGACGAAATGGCGTGGCCGCTGGCGGGTCACGGACGTTCATGCCGACGCGTGGGCCAGCCAACCTCACAAGACCAAAGCGGCGGCGGNTCGGGACACCGAGGAGTTGTACGAGGGTTCGACGGCGAGGCGTGCGCGGCACGCGGAGGTGCAGGCTCGGCACTTCGGGGGTCAGGCTGAGGTCGAGTCGTTGGGCCGGGAGAGGCGCAAGGCGCATGCGCCGCTCGCGAATGCCCTCGGCGGTGCGGTCGCAGCGTATGGCGCGCGTAGCCCGCAGGCGCGGGAAGCCAGGCTGCGTCTGCAATTTGAGATGCCGAAGGTGAAGGCGGCGGCGATGCCGCCGAGTCTCGCCGCGCTCGCGGCGAAGCGGCGTCGCTGATGGCGTCCAGCGGTTTCCGGGTCCGTGCGGACTGGCGCGGGAACCGGGTGCTGGCCCGTATCCCGATCGTTCGCCGCCGGGCGTTGCAGCGGGCAGGGCATCAGTGGCTGGCCCGGTCGCAGGCGATCGTGCCGTTGCGGGAGGGGCATCTGTTGCGGACCGGGAAGATGACGATGACCGACCACAGCGTGACCGTAGCGTACGGGCAGAGATACGGCGCTATCCAGCACCAGAATCTGACCTATCGCCACCTGCCAGGAAGGCAGGCGAAATACATCACGGATGCAGTTCCCCCGGGTCGCCTCCAAGCCGTGTTGGCGGAGGTCATCCGCGAGATGTTCCACTGACTTTTTCGTGTAGAATTGAAAGGATAAGCGAATAGAAGACCCCGGCGAGTGCTGCGAACACTCCCGGGGCATGGCCGACTGGTTGGAGTCGACATGGCCGATCGTACCTGTGTGGGCGATGGATGCGAAGTGCCCATCGGCGCACGCAGCCGCACCGGGCTGTGCAGGAAGTGCTACCGCAAGCGGTACTACGAGCAGAACCGTGAGCATGAGCTCGCAGGGATGAAGCAGTGGCGAGCCGACAACTACGAGTACGACCGGGCGCGCTGGGCCACCTACGCCGAGCAGCGGTGGGGTGACGCCAGGCGCGAGCGTGAGGCCGAACTCGCGGAGCGGCTGGCCGCCTCGGACAAGCAGTGTTCCAAGTGCGATGAGCTGCCCACCGAGCCTGACCTTGACCTCGACGCGATCGAGGAGGGCCAACNCCCCCTGTTCTGATCAAGGAGGTCCCGATGGCCCGCCGCCCCGCATCCGCAGCCGCACGGGCCGCGATCGCCGCCGGCCTCCGCCACTACTGGGCCACCCGCAGCGGCGGCCAGCAGGACCGCAGCGTCCGCATCGGCCCCGTCCGCGTCGGTGTCCGCGACCGCAACGCCCCGCCGCGGACCACCCTCGGCGCCGCAGCCCAGGCGCACCGGCAGCACCGCGACGCCCAGCGGACCCGCGCGTTGAACAGTGGCCTCGGCGGTGACGTCGACCGGGCCCGCGCCCAAGCCCGACACCAGCGTGAGCAGGACGCCGCCAGCCGCGACGAACGTCTCGCGCAGGCACACCGCCGCAGACTGTCCCGAGGGCAGACGTCAACCCCGGAGCATCGCGCCGCCCATCAGCGACATCAGGCCCGGATGCGGCAGCGGCAGGCCGCCAGCCGGGAGGCCGAGAGGGAAGCCGCGCCACACCGGCGGCCGAACCCGGGCGCCCGGCGCCGCCCCCAGCCGCCCCCGCGCCGCCGGCAGTCGCCACGCAGGCGCACCACGGGCACGTCCTGACCGGCTCTACCGCGCGCCCTCGCGCCCCGGAGGTGATGAGCACTGTGCCTGACCATCCCCGCGGCTTCGCGAGCCGGGCCCAGTGGCGAAGAGCCTGTTTGTGACTCCTCTGACGCCTAAAGGCGTCAGCTTCTCAGGAAGCTTGCGCCACCTGAAGGGCGAGCCCCGCCCCGAGTATGTTGATCGCCGCGTTCACGTCTGCGTGCGCGGCGTGGCCGCACTCCACACAGCGGAACGTGGCCTGACTGGGCCGGTTCTCCGGGGCGACATGGCCACATTCGGCGCATCGCTGGGAGGTGTGGCGGGGGNTGACCTCGACGACGACCCNCCCNGCGCTTTCAGCCTTGGCACGCAGTGCGTTGAGGAACACCCCCCACCCGGCGTCGAGAATCGACCTGTTCAGCCCGGACTTGGCGGCCTGCCCGTTCGGCAGGAACGCCCCCGGCTGGTCCGGGTCGGGCTTCGGCTTGGCCCGGCGGACCATGCC